GTATATAAATTTTGTATAGAAAAAAATATTTTTTTTATATATATCTTTACAATGTCTTTTTTAAATAGTAGCATACCACCAATATATTGTAATATACGCAAGGAGTATTTATATGATCTTAAACAACATTTTAACGAAAGTGAAGAATGTGTTATCTTCGGGCTTACAAGCATTCAAGGGCGTGGGATCCTTTTTAACATCATGCTACCAAACGGTGCGTGCTTTTGGCGCTTGCCAATATGTGCCTTTTTCTCTAAAAGTATGGAAAGACGGAATGTGCCCGATATGCAAATCGACCAACTGGAGCTGTGGAATAGCTTTAGCTATCATCATAGTGTTAATCATTTTTCTTTCTTACTAGGACAACGAGCTAAATTTATTGGAAAAGATAAAAAGTTTTATCACGGTGAGTATCTGTTTACTGTTGATTGGTGTCACCCTGACTCCAATTTACTTGATACAGACCATTCTGAAATTCCTCAGGAGCATAAGTGCGCTCATGTCTTGGAGCTTGACAATGGTAATTTTGCTGCTCAACCTAATAACAGAATATTATGGACAATTAATAGTTTCACTACGAAAAAATCAGACTGGCCCGACTATAAAGTTCAAACGACCGAATGGAACGTAGAAAATAAAGATTGGGTTACTGAAGATAGTGATGCATTCTTCTACGAGATAGAAGAAAAAAATTAGGTGTTGTTTCACATAGTAGGGAGACTTACTTGAAACAGGGGCGATGGAGGGCAAACTTTTTTGTTTATATAATACTATAAACAGAATAAGGTGAAGTATGTCTATATCCGTACTACTTCCAACACGTAAAAGAATTTCTTTAATAAAAAGATGTACAGAATCATTATTAGATAATGCTAAAGATCCAAGTAAGATTCAATTACTTTATGGAGTAGATGACGATGATAGTGAAAGTTTAAAATTTTTAAAAGATGTTAAACATCCAGCTAGATCAGTAATTAAGTTTAAAAGATTAGGTTACGAAAATTTACACAGATACAACAATGCTCTCTCTGTATATGCTCAAGGTACCTGGATCATGATCTTTAATGATGATGCTATAATGCAAACTAAAGATTGGGATTCAGAAATAGGAAAGTTTGATGGCCAATTTAAATTGCTTCGAGTACAAGAATCAACGGATCATCCTTATAGTATCTTTCCTATTGTACCTTGGGATTGGTTTAGATGTTTAGATCATTTAAGTTTACATGGCCAAAATGATGCATGGCTCTCAGAGATTGCTTATATGTTAGATATCATGCAAGATGTACCAGTTAAAGTTTTACATGATAGAGCTGATATAACAGGAAATAATAATGACGAAATTTTTAAAACAAGAGTGTATAAAGAAGGTAATCCAAAAGAAGAAGGAGACTTACACCATCAAAAAATGATTAATTCAAGATTTGCTGATGCAAGTAAATTAGCTTGGTATTTAGATAAAATAGGACAACCTTCTTTACATTGGCAAAAAATTGTACGAAAAGAAGTAGAGCCATTTACTAAGTTAGCAGATAAATTTGAAGCTTATAGAAATAAAGGAGCAGTAGGACAAGGATTACAAAATGCAAGAACTCCAGATCAAGGAACGGTTAAAGTCAGCTATTCAGATATACAAAAAAACTAAAGACCCACGTGCGGGTGAAGTCATTGAACATTTAAATAAGATACTATCAACTTCTCAAGCTCGAAAAACTTTATTACAATATGCGAAACATATATATCCTGGCTATAAGGATCCTGCTCATATACAATTAATTGCAAAAAATTTAGAGATGTTAGAAAAAAACGAAATAAATAGACTTGCAGTTTTTATGCCACCAAGACATGGAAAGTCGATGTTATGTTCTGAATTTTTTCCAGCTTGGTATTTAGGAAATAATCCAAATGAATTTGTTATACAATCTACTTATGCTCAAGAACTAGCAGATGACTTTGGACGAAAGGTCCGTAATCAAATAGTCAGTCCTGACTTTAATAGTGTTTTTCCACAAGTGGGCCTTAGATCAGATTCAACTTCTGCTAAACGATTTCATACAATGCAAGGTGGAACGTATTCAGCTGTTGGTGCTGGAGGAGCAATTACTGGTAGAGGTGCGCATTTATTAATTATAGATGACCCGATTAAAGGAAGAGAAGATGCAGAGTCAGAAGTCCAAAGAAAAAATTTAATCGAATGGTATAAATCAGTTGCTTATACTCGTTTACAACCAGGTGGAAAAATAATTATAATTCAAACTCGATGGCACCAAGATGATTTAGCTGGCCATATTTTAAATGAAAGTAAAGAAGATTGGAAAATTTTAGATTTACCAGCAATAGATAATAAAGGAAATGCTTTATGGCCAGAAGCATATTCTAAAGATGATTTAGAAAAAATTAGAAGTACAGTAGGAGAAAGAGTATGGTCAGCACTTTATCAACAACAACCAGCTGCTGATGAAGGATCCATTATTAAAAGAGATTGGTGGAATATATATACAGAAGATAAAATTCCAATCTTATCATATGTTGTACAATCTTATGATACTGCTTTTAGTACGAAAGATACTGCTGACTTTTCAGCTTGTTCTACATGGGGAGTATATACAGCAAGAGATGAAAATAATCAACCTTATGCTGCATGTTTATTATTAGATGCTTGGAAAGAAAGATTAGAATATCCAGATTTAAGAAAACGTGCACAAGAAAGTTATGAAGAATGGTATCCTGATCAAGTATTAATAGAAAAAAGAGCTTCAGGCCAAAGTTTAATACAAGATATGAGAAGGTCTGGAGTTCCTGTAATTACTTATACTCCTGATAGAGATAAGGTATCTAGAACGCACTCAGTAGCTTCAATGTTTGAAGGCGGATTAGTGTTTACTTTGGATAAAGATTGGACTAAAAGTGTAATAGAGGAATCAGCAGCTTTTCCTTATGGAAAGTTTGATGATATACACGATACTTGTGTACAAGCTTTATTACGAATACGTGATGGCTTTTTAGTAGTTCATCCTGATGACCCTGAAGAAGAAAATTATGAACAGAGGAAACAACGCAATAAAAACAAACATTATTACTCTTAATAAGTATAGACCTTTAAAAAAAAAAATTCCTAGTCCAAAAGAGATACAAAAAGCTCAAGATGATCAAGTAGTACAAGCTTTTCATGATGCATGTATCAAGATAACTGATAAAGTAGATATTAAAGGATATGCTCTAGTTGCATGGGATGAGAAGGGAGTTCCTTGTTTATCTTGGTCTACTGGCCATAATCAAAACCCTATTAGCGAAATGTTACTTCCGACCTTTACACAGAGTTGTTTTCAGTCTATACTTAATAAAAAATTAAGTACAACGGAGGACTTAAATGAGTAACCCATTTACTAGACAAGGTAAAGAACCTAATTACACTACTGAAAATTTTAGTGTAAGAGATGTTAAAAGAGCTAATGCTAGATTTTATGAAAAATTTCCTGAAGCAATCGAGCCAGCTGCTATGATTAAAAAAGCTATGCAAGATCCAGGTGATGAAGTAGTAAAAGAACAAACAAGACGAGAGAACGAAATGGAAAATTTCGTTAAGAGTGTAAATATAACTGGAGGAATATACTAATGACTAAAACTCAACATACAACTAAAACTCCTGTTCAGTATAATTCAAGTGGAGCTGCTGCAGGTTTTGGACCACAAGCTCATCCACCACATATGGATGCAGCTGCTGAAAAAACTATTCAAGACAAGACTAAAGGCAACTCTGATTACAATGGTGATAACAGAGCTTTTATATCGAAACTAAAAAGAAATTCAAATTTTAGTTCTGATAATAAATCTTTTATTAATAAAATTAAAAGAAGTTAATCATGGCAGATAATTATAGAGATATTAGAAAAACTGAACATATGATAGGTGATAGTATTAGTTCTAAAAGAGAAAAAGGTATTAAAAAAGCTACACATAAAGGCGAAGATAAAGCTGTTTATGATGTGAGAGAAGCTAAATCTAATTCTTATCATGATACTAACTTGAAACTTATTAAAGATTTAAAAAGGGATGCATAGATGAGAATGACCGCCGGTGCAGGCTCCGGTCTAGGTAGATTACAAAACTCTAGAATGTCAGCACCTAAAAAGATTAAAAAAAAGGTAAAGAAAAATGTCAAGAAACGAAAAAGATAATTTTGTAGCAACAAAAGAAGAAAAAACTTTTGACGATGATGGTAACATTCAAGTTGCGGGAGTAGATAAAAAAACTACTTTATCTGAAGCTTTAGGAAAAAAGAAAGGCGTTGTTGTTAAAACAAATAATAAAAAACCTTTTAATATTAAAAAAATATTATTAGATCAATCAGCAGACGTAATTAAATTTAAGAAAAAATAATGGCTCGGATAAAGTTTCTCAACTTTACTCCTCGAGAAAAACCTCCAAAACGTCCTAGACGTCATAAAAAAAATCTTAACAAACACGAGAAAAGGTCGTATAAGAAATACAACCGACAAGGCAGATGATATGGCAACAATAAATGATTTATTATATAACTATCAAGAAACTAATGAATTTGTATGTTCAGATGGACGAATGTCAGTAAATGGTATATGTCAAGTAGATCAACCAGATAGTGTTGATACTACTGAAATAACAAAAAAAATTATAGAAACTTCTAAAGATGGTAAAGATAATAAAGAGTTTGAAGAAAAAGTAAAACGAGATAAAATATTAAAAGATTTAGAAGGAACTTCTGATTACTATCCAGATTTAGAAAAAGGAAAATTTGAATGGGATATGGATAAAGAAAGTAAAATTGAAGGATATACGAATACAATAAATAATAATATTAATGCCTATAATAGTTTTATAGCAGAAAATTTAGGAATACCTTCGGATGTTCAAAATGTTGCAAGA